ATAGCATCTTCTCAAGCACAAACTAACACTGTGCTACAATCTATAAACATTGTGCCTATGCCTAGTGTAGGTGATGCACCTTCTACAGTTATGGCTGAAGTGCAGGTAACAACAATGGATAATCAAATAGAAAGTATGACTAGCACTATGGTAACAGCTTCTGAGGCAGATCAAATAGCAGATCAGATAGTTGCTAGTAATATACGAGCTCAACAACAAGAGTCACAACAACAAGAACAAGAGTCAGGTACATATGATACAGCAGGACAAGCAACACTCCTTGCTTATATGAATTATCTACCTGGCTTCACATCGTATACCGATATGGCCATACCAGATCAATCCAATTGGTATGAACCAAGAACTATGTATGCTCAAGTAACAATGCAAGACAATGTTGCAGCATATGGAGAACTTGTTAGTAATAGTATAAATACATTAGGTCAAATCATAGAGGGACAACCTAGTGAATTTTTTAATAGGAGAATAAGATGAAAAATATATTACCTAAACTTCAACAGTACATAACCATAGTAGGGGTGATCACCGCAATAGGTGGAGGCTTCTACACCTGGGGACAATTTAATTTACGTCTTGATAATATCGAGAAGAGAAAGTTTAAGACTGTAAACATTGCACCACTAGAAACTAAAGTTGAGAATATAGAAAAGAGATTAGACAGACTTGAAGGTAGAATGGATAAGCTAGGTAACAACGATAATCCATTAGCTCAATAATTTATTTGATGAATAGTATGTATTGATACTATTAATTTGATTAATATTTAAATATGGATATAACTGTCTTTGATAAGATAAGGAGGTATCCATGGAGAATGTTCTAGGTTTTGCAGTAATCTATACTGTGTTAGCATGTCTACTACAAATCATATAAAATTTTTAGAGATTTTTAAAAAAAAGATTGCATAGATGCGATCTAAGAAGGTTTTGAGGGTGTTTATATATTACAGTATCAAAAACAGTGTTTTCTTCTGTATGAGCTTCTATTCGCTTCCTAAAGCATTTGGGGTATTTTCACCCTCTAAATCAGTATCAAAACCATATATCTTACTTTGTGGGCTAGACCACTCTAATATCCAACAATTAAATTCAATATCGTGGTAAGGTTTACTTAATAGTACACCAAAGTCTTCATATAATTCTTCGTGCCTAGCCATAGCCTGGTCTTTGTACTTAAAAAATTCTTGTTTATTTTTTGCCAACGTATAATCCAAACCACGCTGCGCCTGCACCTACTATAACAGATACAAATGCTGATTGAGAATTTGTAGGATCAGGTAATGACATAAACCACATACACGTTCTGTAAAACATAACACCATATAATGTTATTAATATTCGTGGAAACACTCTCCACTTATCAAAGCCTTCAGCATTATTATACCAAGACTTCTTTTCTACTTGCACTACTTTAATTTCTTCTGACATATTATTTATCCTTCTTAACTACATCTAAACTTATGTTCATACTAAAAGATCTTCTTTCTCCGTCTCCTTTAAAAGGATACACAGTATGTAATAAGTAACTAGGGAATATTATAAAGTCCCCCACATGCGGTTTAATTCTTATGCTACCTTGATGCCACATATTATTACCTTCATGTATTAACTCTATGTTACCATGCGATGGGAAATGTTTTTTCTTTTCTTTTTCTTCTTCAACAGAAAAGTCTGGGACTTGTAGATATCCTACACAAGATATCTGACACTCTGTATGAATGTGTGCAGGATTATATTCACCTGCAAATTGTCTAACTATCCATGCACCATTGTAGTATACATTGATTGCGCTATCGTCATTTAGTATTTGGTTTCTTCTTTGTAGATGAAATTGATAATACGCACCAAAAGCAGAGTTAAAGAAAGGAGAAATTTTTTCTATCTGCTTTTGATCTATTCTAAATTCTTGAGATACCTTACCAACTAAATGTTCCGAATGGTCTAGCTTTTTAGCTCTACCTTTTTCTAATTTTAAATCCACATATTTATTCAAAGATTTTATTATTTTATTAGGCATCCTTGAATACACAATATGTGGTCCAAAAGGGGTAAGCATAGCATGACCTTCAGGTAATCCTGTAAATTCTACAGGTTTTCTTATCTCTGCCATATTATTTATTCCTTGCTTTAAATAAGCGATTCCCAAACCAGAAGCTAATGATAGCGGCAAATATGGTTTGACTTTCCTCATCCCAGGCAGCTAATATAGCAGGTAGTAAGTCTTCTCCGCCTTGTGTGGCTAAGATTACATAAGTAATTTTAACAAATGCAAATATACTAAAGAAAGCATATGTTATAACTGGTCGCACCGATGCTTGTAAAGCAGATACAAATGTAGATTTGTTTGCTTGAGCTAATGACTCAGCATGTTTATACAAACCTTTTACTTCTTC